TCAATCCTTACGCTTCTTCACCGCGCCCTGCAGCGTGAAGCTGAAGGCAAGTGACAGGATCAGGGGGACCCAGATCGGAAGCGTGCCGAGGCCCGGCGTTTCAAGCGCGGCCGCAAGGTGGTCATCAACGCACCACCAGAGCAAGAACAGGAACATGTCGGCTTTCTCCCCACGCTCGCGACCTTAGCAGGATAGGGCGGGGCGGCAATCTCTCCGACCGTATTGGCTGCGCATCTACTCTTCGGGCGATGACAGATACAGTGAATGAGCTGGCGGGCGATGCGGCCCTGCCATTCGTGCTGACGGCGCGTGGCCCCCAGTGTGCGCCCACTGGTGACTGGAATAGCTGGCTGGCGCTTGGTGGGCGGGGGTCTGGCAAGACACGGGCAGGGGCTGAATGGGTTCGATTTGGCGCGCTGTTCGGCGGGCTTCGTTCCATCGCGCTGGTTGGCCCGACCCTGCATGATGTGCGCGAGACGATGATCGACGGGGTGTCCGGGCTCTGCCACATCGCGCGGCCGGACGAAGCGCTGCCTGTCTATGAAAGCTCTCGCCGCAGGCTGGTCTGGCCAAATGGCGCGGTGGCGCAGGCTTTCTCCTCTGAAGACCCTGACAGTTTGCGCGGCCCGCAGTTTGACGGAGCCTGGTGCGATGAGGTCGCCGCCTGGAAACGGGACAAGGATACGTTCGAGATGCTGCAGCTGGGCCTGCGGCTCGGGCGGCATCCGCGCGCTGTCATAACGACGACGCCGCGGCGAACGCCGCTAATCCGTCAGCTGATGACTGAGGGCGGGGTGGCCGTCACGCGAAGCGCCACACGGGACAATGCCGACTTCCTGTCGCCTGCATTCATCTCTCATATCGAGGCGCGCATGGGCGGCACCCGTCTTGGCCGTCAGGAGCTGGAGGGCGAGTTTCTGGAGGCCGAGGACGGTGTTTTCTGGACACGCGCCATGCTGCTGGCCGCGCGCGCTGGCAGGCCGCCGCCAAAACTCGGTGACATCATCGTCGCGGTCGACCCGCCTGTCAGTATCGGAGAAGGCGCTGATGCCTGCGGCCTGTTAGCGGCAGGCGCGACCAATGCGGCCGGTGGCGGGGGTCAATACTGGGTTCTGGAGGATGCGACGCTTCAAGGGAAATCGCCTGCCGTATAGGCCGAAGCCGCCGTGACGCTGGCTGTCCGTATGGGGGCAAGCCGGATCGTGGCCGAGGCCAATCAGGGCGGTGAGCTGGTCCGCTCCGTCCTGCGGTCGGGCGGGTGCGATGTGCCGATCCAGCTGGTGCATGCGCGGCTTTCCAAGGCAGCGCGCGCCGCGCCCGTTATCGCCCTCTATGAGCGCGGGCGCGTGTCGCATGCGGGGCAGTTTGCCGAACTGGAAGAAGAAATGCTGCAGTTTGGCAGCGGCGCGATGCAGGGCTCGCCTGACAGGGTAGATGCACTGGTGTGGGCGATCACGACACTGGAGGCGGCCACAGGGCGTCAGCCCTGTATTCGACCGCTTTAAGAGCTTCATACGTGGACGGAGGGTGGTGCGTCCCGAAAGAATCTACCGCCGGTATTGATGACCAGCCATTTCGTCCGACCGGAGGTCCCTCCCGGCTAGAACTCCATCAACGCTGAAAAACAGGGAGCGCGCCCAAGCGGCATGCCCCAAGCGAAGGAGAGCGGTGTTAGATGAGATGGCCCTGGCAGACAGTCGAGACGCGTTCGGCGCAAACCTCTTTCATTGCGCTGGCGAGCCTGCCAGGCGCAGGCTGGGGCGGCCAGGATGCGAGCGCGCTGATGCGCGACGGCTATGCTGGAAACGCGATCGCTTATCGGTGTGTGCGGATGATTGCAGAGGCGGCCGCCTCCATTCCGCTGACGACGAATGACGAGGATGTCAGCGCGCTGCTGGCGCGGCCGTCACCGGATGAGGCAGGCAGGGTGCTGCTTGAGCGGCTTTATGGCGACCTGCAGATTACGGGCAATGCCTGGGCCGAGGCCGTGACTCTTGCCGGAGAGGCTGCGCCCAAAGGCCTTTTCGGGCTGCGCGCGGACACCGTCCGCCCGCAGACGAATAGCGAGGGCGGCCTGATTGGCTGGGCGGTGCGCAAGCGCCGCGGCGAGCGGATCATCTATCGTGAGGCTGATGGCTGGAGCCCTGTGCTCCACCTCAAACTCTATCATCCTTCAGACAGCGTGATGGGGCTTTCGCCATTGGCGGCGGCGCGCAAGGCGTTGGACCTTCACAATGGTGCGGCGGCCTGGGCGAAGGCGCTGATCGAGAATGCGGCGCGGCCCTCTGGCGCGCTGGTCTATGACGGCGAGGGAGCGGGCCTGACGCCGTCGCAATTCGATCGTCTCAAGGAAGAGTTGGAAAACGCGCATTCCGGTGCGGCGAACGCCGGGCGTCCGCTTCTGCTCGATGGCGGGCTCGACTGGAAGCCGATGTCGCTATCGCCCGCAGAGATGGATTTTGCAGGCACGCGCCATGCGGCCGCGCGGGAGATCGCGCTCGCCTTCGGGGTACCACCCATGCTGCTCGGCATTCCGGGCGACAATACCTATGCGACCTATAAGGAAGCGAACCTCGCCTTCTGGCGCCTGACGGTGCTGCCTCTGGTGCACAAGGTTGCCGACGCATTGAGTGTCTGGCTGTCGGGACGGTTCGATGATGTCGAGGTGCGCCCGGACCTTGAAGACGTACCGGCCTTCTCCGGTGAGCGGGATGCGCTGTGGGCGCGGCTTGAGGCGGCGAGTTTCCTGACCACCGAAGAAAAGCGCGCTCTGGCGGGGCTCAGTCGATGATTGAGCGCAAGATAACGGCCGGTTTCATACTGGCGCTCGCGCTGCAGACGGGCGGGGCGCTCGTCTGGGCGGGGGCTGCAGCAGAGCGGATTTCCATGCTGGAACAGCGCGCGGACATTGCACGCCCGGTCGCCGAGCGACTGGCGCGAGTGGAAGCGCATCTCGAGGCGATCGAGAACCAGCTGGACCGGATTGAAGCCCGGCTGGAGGCGAAGCCATGAAAACCGCGCTGCTTCTGGTTGAAGGCTATGCGGCCCTGTTTGGCGCTGCGGATCTGTCTGGCGACGTAGTGAGGGCCGGAGCGTTTGCGCGCAGCCTGCGCGCGGGCGCTGTGCCGATGCTGCTGCAGCACCGGTCTGGCGCAATTGCCGGGCGCTGGACACGCCTCGTCGAAGATGGTCGCGGTCTTTTCGTCCGTGGACTGATTGATGGCGGTGCCGCCTCAAGTGCGGTGAGGGCAGGTCTTTCCGGCCTGTCTATCGGATTTCGCGCGCGGCTCTGGAAGCCGCGACCTGAAGGCGGGCGGGACCTCATCGACGTCGACCTTGTCGAGATTTCGCTGGTGGCGGCGCCGATGCAGCCACTCGCCCGGTTCACACAGATTGGAGGGGCCGCGCGGGCGGCCTGAGGAAGGAGAAAAATGACCAAGGAAACAAAGATGGCAGCCGAGGCAGGCACTGCTGCAACAGCCGACGTGATGGCGGCATTCGAGGCCTATAAGCAGGCCAATGATGAGCGCCTTGCCGAGATCGAGGCGAAGGGCACGCATGATCCGCTGCTGGATGCAAAGCTGAAAAAGCTGGACCGGCGCCTCGATGAGATCAGCCTGAAAGCGGCGCGCCCTGACGAGGCCTCACCGGCACTATCTGGCACGGAGCAGGGTGAGGCCTGGTTGCGCTATTTGCGCAGCGGCGACGAAAGCGGGCTTGCGCGTCTGGACGTGAAGTCCCTGTCCGCGGGCACTGATGATCAGGGCGGCTATACCGCGCCGCCGGAGCTTGACCGCCTGATTGAGGCAAGGCTGATGCAGGCCTCGCCCATGCGCCAGATCGCAGGTGTGCGCCAGACGACGGCAGGCGTTTACCGCAAGCCTGTCAGCCTCGGTGTCGGTGCTGCCTGGGTCGCTGAAACGGGGGCGCGTGCGCAAACGACGACAGCGGGCCTCAGCCTGCTCGAATTTCCTGCAGGTGAGCTCTATGCCATGCCAGCAGCAACGCAGACGCTGCTCAATGACAGCTATGCCGATGTCGATGCCTGGCTGGCCGATGAGGTCGAGGCGGCCTTCTCCATTCAGGAGAGCGCAGCCTTTGTGATAGGTGATGGCGACGGCAAGCCGAGAGGCTTCCTCGACTATGATGTTGTCGCTGAGGCGAGCCATGTCTGGGGCAAGATCGGCTCGGTCGCGGGCGACTTCACCGCCAGCGATGCGGGCGACCAGATCATCGACCTCATCCAGACGCCGAAGAGCCAGTACCGCTCCAATGGCCGCTTCGTGATGAACCGCAAGAGCGTCGCGTCCGTCCGTAAGCTGAAGGATTCCGATGGTCGCTATCTCTGGCGCCCTGGCATGAATGGGGAAGGCCAGACGATCTTCGGCTATCCAGTCACCGAGCTGGAAGACATGCCGGACATCGGTACGGGCAATGCAGCGATCGCCTTTGGTGACTTCCGGCGCGGCTATCTCATCATTGACCGGCAGGGCGCGCAGGTCCTGCGCGATCCTTACTCGGCCAAGCCATATGTCCTGTTCTACACGACCAAACGTGTGGGCGGCGGCGTCCAGAACTTCGACGCCATAAAGGCCATGGTCTTCTAGCGCGGTCAGCAAAGTCAGCCTGCGAGGGATCGCAGGCTGATACCGCCCCGTAAGGCGACCGCGCGTGTCGCCCGTCGGGCAGGCAGCTTTCAATAGATGGAAAACGATTATGACGCTGACGGTTATCACACCGCCAGACGAAGAGCCTGTGTCTCTTTCAAAGGCGAAATCATATCTGCGCATCGGGCATGACGGCGAAGATGAGCTGGTGACCTCGCTCATTGCCGGGGCGCGGTCGGCGCTGGAAACGCAAGCCGGGCTGTGCCTGGTGCGCCGGACGCTGCGGTGGAGCTTCGCGGTCTGGCCTCGCGACCTGATGGCGAGGTCAGGGGTCAGGCTGCCCGCGGGGCCTGTCAGCGAGCTTGTGTCTGTCCGAAGCGTGGTGGGGGAGGTGGAGACCGATCTCACCAGCCGCTTCGTGCTGGATGGTCAGCGACTGTGCCTGCGCCAAGGCAGCTGGTTGCCAGCGATAGAGGCAGGCGCGCGGGTGGAGGTCGATTTCATTGCCGGGTTCGGCGGCGCGGCGGACGTACCAGAAGACTTGTCGCTCGCGCTGCTGGTCATGGCGGACGCCGCCTACCGGCGTGGCAGCACTGATGTCGTCGTGCCGGACGCTGCAGAGGCGATCATCTCGGCGCGCCGCGAGGTGCGGCTATGAGCGCGGCGACATTCCCCTCAGGCGTTGAGGCAGAGCTTCAGCTTGCCGTGATGGCGGTCCTACGCAGCGACATTGGTGTTCAGGCTTACCTCGGAAACCCGGCGCGGATCTTCGATGGCGAAAGCGATGAGCCCGTCTTTCCCTGCGTCGAGCTGGAACGCCACGATGTGCGTCCAAACGGGAGTGCAGGCCACGCAGGTAGCGCTCATACGCTGACCTTTGGCCTTCGAAGCCGGATGGGTGGACGGGCCGAGGCGATGCGCATTCTGAGCGAGTTGCGCCGGGTGCTGGATGCGTTTTCCTTTGCCGCTGACGGGCTGCGAAGTGTGCTGTCCCAGACGCTCTATAGCGACGTAATGCGCACGCCGGATCTTCGCGAGTTTCGCGGTATCCTCCGTGTACGGTTCATACTTGAGGGGGCGGGCACATGAGCGGGCAAAGAGGACGCGATGTCCTGATTAAGATTTCCGATAGCGCAATGCCGGAAACGTTCACGACAGTGGCGGGCATCCGCACGAGCAGTTTCGACCTCGAGCAGAAGAGTGTCGACGCAACGAGCATGGACAGCCCGGGTGGCTGGCGTGAACTGCTCGGCGACGCAGGGCTGCGCTCCATGCGCGTGCGAGGACGAGGGCTTTTCAAGGACGCGGCCAGCGACGCCCGGCTTCGGGCGGTCTTCCTGTCAGGGGAGCTCTGCAGCTTCAAGCTCTGCGTGCCGGGCTTTGGCGACTTCACGGGCCTGTTCCAGATCGCGCAGCTTGGCTGGGCAGCCAGTTTTGATGGTGAGGCGACCTTCTCGATCGATCTGCAAAGCGCAGGACAGATCACGTTCGAGGCAAGCGCATGAACCGCGCGCGAGGAGAAGTGAGCCTGGACGTGGCCGGCCAGAAGCGGGTCCTCTGCCTGACGCTCGGTGCGCTGGCAGAGATCGAGAGCGCCTTCGGGTGTGCATCGCTGGCAGACCTACAGGCGCGCATGAGGCGGCTGTCGGCAGCGGAGCTTCTACGGCTCGTTTCCATACTGATGAAAGGCGGCGGTGAGCATTTTGAGCCTGCCGAACTGGCATCGCTCGACATCCAGCCGGCCGCCGCTGCGGCGGCCGTAGCGGAGGCGTTCCGTGCTGGCGTGGAATGAAATGCTGCGCGCGGCGGCGCTGATGGGGATCGTGCCCGCACAATTCTGGAAACTGAGCCTTCGAGAGTGGCGCGCGCTGACGACCCCTTCCGGTCCGGCGCTGCCGCGCAAGGAATTCGACCTGATGATGAAAACACGTCCGGATGAAAGGACTGAGGCGAATGGATGATTTTACGACAGAGCTGGACCGCGCAGGCGATGCGCTCGCCGCGCTCGCAGACGGTCCAGGACAGGCCGCGGCAGCGTCGCTCGAGGCAGCCTTCAGCGAGGCAGGCGCAGGCATAGAAGCGGCCCTGTCGCGCGCCGCGCGATCTGGCGAGCTCGACTTCTCGCAGATGACGCGGGCGGTGCTGGCCGACTTAGCTAGCATTGCTGCCGAGGCTGCGCTCGCGCGGGCCGGCATTGGCGCGGCGGGCACATCGCTGACCTTCAATCTTCCGCGATCAGGTGTGGGCGCCAGGCAAGCCGCATCGACACGCGAGCTTTCCAAGGCTGTGGCGAAAGCCGCCGCAATCGGGCGGAGGTTCACATGAGCCTCGCCGGTTTTCACGAATGCCGCCTGCCGGTGCCCTCCGGATTTGGCTCTACCAGCGGGCCTGTCTGGCAGACCGAGACTCTGGTGCTGTCGAGCGGCAAGGAAGTGCGCAATGCCCGCTGGTCGCGTCCTCAGAGGCGCTGGGACGTGGTGACACCGCCGCTCAGTGTCGAAGCGTTCGAAAGTCTGGTCAGCTTCTTCAATGCGCGGCGTGGGCGCTTGTCCGGGTTTCGGTTTCGCGACCCGGCAGCCTTCTCCAGCGCGGCGCCTGGCATGGCGGTGTCGCCCAATGATGAAGCGATTGGCATAGGCGACGGGACCCGCACCGTATTCCAGCTGATCATGGCTGATGGCGGCCTTGAGCGCCCGGTCCTGAAACCTACCGCGAATAGCGTGCGCATTGGCGTGAATGGCGCTGAACTTCTGAGCGGTTGGGAGGTGGACGAGGTGACGGGCGAGGTCGCCTTTGATGTTGCCCCGGAAGAGGGCGCCATCCTCACAGCAGGCTTCGAATATGACTGGCCCGTGCGCTTCGACACGGACGCCCTCGAAGTGAGCTTCGAGACGGCCGGGTTCGGGCGGGTGGTGAGCCTGCCCCTGGTAGAGATCTTCTGAGCGGGGCGCATCATGAAACAGATAAACGAAGCGTTTGAGGCGAGGCTTGCAAGCGGCGCGTCGACCACCTGCCTCTGCTGGCGACTGGAGCGGCGAGACGGGGTCACGGTCGGCCTGACGGATCATGACCGTGTACTGACGTTTGGCGGCGTGACCTACAGCCCCGGCGCGGCCCTTTCGGCGGCGAGGTTTGAAACTGCTGGTGGGTTGCGACCCGGACGGGCAAGCGGTGAAGGCGCGCTCGTCGCCGACGCTCTGACACAGGCTGACCTTGCTGCGGGTCTATGGACCCGGGCCCGCGTGCATGTCTACCGCGTGGACTGGCAGTCGACCGATGATCACAACCTCGTCTGGGCAGGCTTTCTGAGTGAGATCACGCAGCGCGGCGATCAATTTGAGGCCGAGCTGATTTCGCTGAAAGCGGAGCTTGAGCGGCCCGTGGGGCGTCTCGTCTCGCGCCGATGCGATGCGGCGCTAGGTGATGCAAGGTGCGGCCTTACGGGCGTCGAAGGGCAGACCTGCGACAAGCGGTTCGAGACCTGCCGCGATGTGTTCTCGAATGCGGAAAACTATCGCGGGTTTCCGCATCTGCCTGGGCAGGATTTCATGCTCTCCGGGCCTGCCGCGACAGGCAATGACGGAGGCCGTCGATGAGACGCGCCGACATCGTCAAGGCCGCACGCGGTTGGCTGGGCACGCCTTATCAGCATCAGGCGAGCCGACGCGGCGCAGGGGCTGATTGCCTCGGCCTTGTTCGCGGCGTCTGGCGCGAGCTTGTCGGGGCGGAACCGATCTCCGTGCCGCCCTATACGCCAGACTGGGCCGACATCAGCAATGAAGACACGCTGCTTGAAGCAGGGCGTTCGTGGTTGCGGGAAATTCCGATCGGCGTAGCCGAGGCTGGCGACGTCCTGATATTTCGCATGGGCGCAGGCTGCGTAGCCAAGCACTGCGCCATCGCGACCTGCGCTGACACGATCATCCACGCCTATTGGGGCCGCAGCGTGTGCGCGACCCGGCTGGTGCCCTGGTGGCGGCGGCGCATTGCGGGCGCTTTCTCATTTCCTGGTCTGGAGGACTGATACCAATGGGACAGATCATTCTATCGCAGGCCGGCCAGGCCCTTGGCGGCGCGCTCCTGCCGGGCGGTCTCAACCTGCTGGGGGCGGAGATTTCAGGCGCTGCCCTTGGCGGCGCACTGGGCGGGCTTGCGGGCCGGGCCGTGGACAGCGCTTTCGCCAGCGACGTTCACGGTCCGCGAATGAGCGCGCTGCATCTGATGGAAAGCCGCGAGGGTGCGGGCCTGCCGCTTGTCTATGGACGCGCGCGGGTCGGCGGACAGGTCATCTGGGCGGCCCGGTTCAAGGAAAAACGACGCGAGCGATCTGCAGGAAAGGGCGGTCCGAAGCTGAATGACTACAGCTATTCGGTGAGCTTCGCGGTCGCGATCGCGCAGGGCGCCCTCACCCGTCTCGGGCGTGTCTGGGCGAATGGCGAGGTGCTGGCGCTCGCCGACATCAATTACCGCTTCTATCGCGGCGATGAGAGCCAGCTTCCAGATCCGCTGATTGAGGCGGTGGAAGGCGGAGGCAACGCGCCAGCCTATCGCGGGACGGCCTATATCGTCTTCGAGGACTTGCCGCTGGACCGCTTCGGCAATCGCTTGCCGCAGCTTAGCTTCGAGGTATTCCGCGCGCTGGAAGATGACGGCAGTCTTGGGCGCGTCGTGGAAGGGCTGAACATCATCCCTGCTACCGGCGAGTTCGCTTACGCGACAGAGATCGTCCGTGAACGGCGCTTTCCGGGCATCGAGACGCCGCTCAACATGAATAATCCGGCAGGCGCGGCCAATTTCTCTCAGTCGTTGGCGCAGGCGCAAGATGACTTTCCGCAGCTTCGCCGCGCGGCACTCACCGTCGCCTGGTTTGGGGATGACCTTCGCGCAGGTACGTGCCGCATCCGGCCTGGTGTCGAGACACGAGACCGTGCGAGCGTCCCCTTTGGCTGGGAGGTTGCGGGTCTCTCTCGTGCTGAGGCGCGGCTGGTCAGCCAGTCCAGCGGGAAGGCGAACTATGGCGGGACGCCGGCGGACAGATCAGTCCTGCAGGCGATTGCGCAAATGAAAGCGGACGGACTTGAGGTCACGCTATCGCCTTTCCTGCTGATGGACATTCCGCCCGGAAACGGATTGGCCGACCCCTATGGCGGGGCAAAGCAGGGCGCTTTTCCGTGGCGCGGGCGAATTACTTCGCTGCTGGACGGGACAGCGGCGGTGCGCACAGAGATCGAGGCCTTCATCGGCACCGACGGTGCGTTCGGCTATCGCCACTTCATTCTCCACCATGCGCGCCTTGCCGCCGAGGCTGGCGGTGTCGATGCCTTCCTGATTGGTAGCGAGATGGTCGCGCTCACTCGTCTTCGCGATGAAACCGGAGTGTTTCCATTCGTTGAGGCGCTCATCGATCTTGCGGCGGAGGCACGCGCCATTCTCGGGCCGGACACGCTCATCTCCTATGCGGCGGACTGGACTGAATATGGCGCCTATGTCCCGCAGGACGGATCGGGCGACGTGCTTTTTCCGCTCGACCCGCTCTGGGCGTCACCGGATTTGGATTTTGTCGGCGTGGACTGGTACCCGCCACTCAGCGACTGGCGCAGCGGGTCAGATCACCTTGATGCGTTGGCGGGTTTTGAAGGAGCTTCGGACGCTGCCTATCTCGCAGCCAACTTACAGGGCGGTGAGGCCTATGACTGGTACTACGCCTCAGCGGAGGCACGCGCGGCGCAGGAGCGAACGCCGATCGTAGATAGTACCCACGGAGAGCATTGGATTTTCCGGCAGAACGATATCGAGAACTGGTGGGGCCGGTCTCACTATCCGAGGCCGGGCGGCATCCGGTCGTCGACGGCGACCAGCTGGACGCCCGGCCTGAAACCCGTCCGCCTCATGGAGATCGGTTTTCCGGCCGTCGACCGGGGCACAAATGCGCCGAATGTTTTCTATGACCCGAAAAGCTCCGAGAGCGCGCTGCCGCATTTTTCGGACGGTTCGCGCAATGATGTGCTGCAGCGTCGGGCGCTGGAAGTGTCGCTCTCCTTCTGGCAGGCGCAGCCATTCGTCGATGCCGCCTTTGCGTGGGCGTGGGACGCGCGCCCATGGCCTGATTTTCCCGTTCGTGACGACGTCTGGAGCGATGGTCCGAACTGGTCGCTCGGTCACTGGCTGAACGGGCGGGCAGGTCTAGTGCCGCTCTCTGCCGTGATCGAAGACCTGTCGGCCATGTCGGGCGTAGAGATAGAAGCGAACAGTCTTGACGGGCTGGTAGAAGGTTTCGTCGTGCCAGCGCTTTCGACGCTCCGGTCGGTGGTGGAGCCACTTCAGGCGCTGCACCGGTTCAGCTGCCGCGAGAGCGGAGCGGGACTTTCATTGCAGCCAGCTGCCAAGAATGCCGCGCTGACCGTCGCAGCCGGTGAGATGGCCGGGGATGGGCCATCCATGACGCATGTCCTGCTCGACAAGCGGCCGGGGCATCTGACGCTCACCCATATCAGTGCGAATGGCGTCTATGCCCCTGCGGTGGCGCATGCCCGTATTTCGGACGGCGACGCGCGCTACCGCATCGAAACCAGCCTGCCGCTCCTCATGTCGGAGGCTGAGGCAACCCGCGTGGCGGGCGACTTGCTGAATGCGGCGGTGGAGAGCGAGCGCGCATCGCTCACTCTGCCACCGCACCTGTTGGCTCTGGAGCCCGGCGACCGGATATCGGTCGAGACGCTGCCCGGCGAGTGGGTGATAGATGACATCACCGATGACGGCATCGCGCGCAACGTCGAGCTGTCGCGGCCGCTGGAGGCGTTGTCTGTGCTTGCTGGCTCTGTGCCGGACACTGGCACCGCCGCGCGCCTGCCAGCGACGCCCGAACTCATCCTGATCGATGCACCAGTCTTGCCAGGCAAGTCAGCCAACGGTCCGCTGGTCGCAGCAACCGGATCACCATGGGGCGGACCTGTCCCCGTCGAAGCCGGGCGGAGTCTTGGCGGAATGACGGTGCGGGCATCCGTGCCAGCGCCTTCGTCCATCGGTGCGCCGCTATCTGCGGGACCGGCGCACCGATGGGATGAGGCCTCAGAGATAGCGCTTGAGCTATTTGGCGGTGAAGTCTCCAGCGCTGAGCCTGAAACAGTGCTCGCCGGTGCAAACACGCTGCTGGTGCAGGGCGAGGACGGGTGGGAAGCGCTATCCTTCCAAATGTCAGACTTGCAGGAGGATGGGAGCTGGCGTCTCTCCGGGCTTCTTCGGGGGATTAATGGGTCCGTACCCGCCGAAGCAGAGCAGAGCGCGCTTGTCGTCCTCGTCGATGACGCGCTCGAGCCGTCTTCGCTCAGTCGCAACGAAGTCGGTATCGAGATGCACTGGCGGGCTGGTGGGTCTGACCCGCAAGTCTTCAGGCATGAAGGCAGGGCCGGGCTGCCTTGGCCGGTCGCTCAGCTGCGGGCGAAGCAAACAGCTGGGGGAATGCAGGTAAGCTGGCTCGCCTGCGCGCCGGACATCCCTGATAGTTGGGATCTGCCGGACCCGACCGGGCCGCGCCTGTTCGAGGTCGTCGGCCTGCGAGACGGCACAGAGGTCGTGAATTTCAGGACGCCGGAATCGGCTGTGGCACTGGAGGTTTCGGTGAATGAGCTGCGTATCGCGGAAGTCGCAGCTGATGGACGTTTAGGCAGGTGGGTTTCAATCGGCGCGGGCGCACTCTAACTAGGCATTGGATTCTCAGTGTGAACAAAGAGAAAGACGTCC